GAGCCGGGAACGGAGAAGCTGAATATAACGGCCGATCCGAGATCGGACGGTCTCGTCAAGGCGCGTACCGGGGACGGTGTGGATCAGACCACTTACGACAACTGGTATCAGGCCGTGTATGTTTCTGCACCTGCAGAGGAAGGGGAGTAAGCCATGATCGAAAAAACCATCGACATTAACGGTCAGCAGGTGAAGTTCCGTTCATCCGCGACCATCCCGCGTTTGTACCGCATCAAGTTCAAACGGGATATCTTCAGGGACCTTACGAAACTGGAGAAAGCATACAGCAAACAGTCGAAGAAATCGGATGAGGAGCTTGAGATCGATGATCTGGAGATCTTCGAGAACGTGGCGTACATCATGGCATACCACGCAGATCCTACGATCCCGAAAACCATCGATGAATGGCTCGATCAGTTTGAAATGTTTTCTATCTATCAGGTGCTTCCGGAGATTCTGGAGCTGTGGGGTAGCAACATGCTGACGGACATCGAAGCAAAAAAAGGATCGGCAGAAGCGAGCGGGAAATGACCACGCCGCTGTTCCTTCTGCGCTGCATAGAGATAGGGATATCCGTATCAGACCTCGATCTTCTGACCGTGGGTCTGGTACTGGATATCTGGACAGAAAAAACCAATGACGGCGTGAAGTATGCCCGCATAGCCGGGCAGGAAGATTTTGATAAGTTTTAAGGAGGTGAAGGCCTGTGGCTAACAGGATCAAAGGCATTACAGTTGAGATCGGCGGCGATACCACAGGTCTTGACAAGGCACTGAAAGGTGTCAACAGCACGATACGCAGTACGCAGAGCAGCCTTCGGGACGTGAACCGGCTGCTGAAACTGGATCCGAAAAACACAACTCTCCTGTCACAGAAGCAGAAACTTCTGAAGGAGTCCATAGGTGCAACGAAGGAGAAACTGGAAGGGCTGAAGGAAGCGCAGAAGCAGGCAAGGGAGCAGCTTGAGCGGGGAGAACTCGGACAGGACAAATATGATGCCCTGCAGCGCGAGATCGTGGAGACCGAGCAGGAACTGAAGCGTCTTGAAGCGGAAGCCAAAAGCTGCGAGAGCAAGATGGCAAAACTTGCAGATGTCGGGTCAAAGATGGAGAAGGTCGGTGACGGCATGACCGCCGCCGGAAAGAAGATCCTTCCCGTCTCCGGCGCAGTAGCCGGACTCGGCGCGATATCTGTTAAAACCGCCGCTGATTTCGATTCTGCCATGAGCAAGGTGGCTGCCGTATCCGGAGCGACCGGAGAGAATTTCGACAAGCTTCGCGCCAAGGCAAGAGAGATGGGATCGAAGACCAAGTTCTCCGCATCCGAGGCAGCAGAGGCCATGAATTACATGGCGATGGCAGGCTGGAAGACGGGGGACATGCTGTCCGGTGTCGAGGGGATCATGAACCTTGCGGCGGCGTCCGGAGAAGATCTTGCGACCACATCGGATATCGTAACGGATGCGCTGACTGCTTTCGGTCTTTCTGCGCAGGACTCCGGTCACTTTGCCGATGTCCTTGCGGCGGCATCCAGCAATGCCAACACTAATGTTTCCATGCTCGGAGAGTCGTTCAAGTATGCGGCTCCGGTCGCGGGTTCTCTTGGCATCTCGGCTGAAGATACATCTATCGCCCTGGGACTTATGGCGAATGCGGGAATAAAGGCATCTCAGTCCGGTACGGCTCTCAGAACGGGACTTACCAACCTCGCCAAGCCGACAAAGCAGATGCAGGGTTTCATGGACAAGTACAACATCGCTCTTGTTGAAAACGAGGACGGATCCATCAATCTCCGGGAGACTATGATCTCCCTGCGTGACAAGATGGGGAATCTTTCGGAATCGGAACAGGCAGCCGCCGCATCAGCCATCTTCGGAAAAAACTCGATGGCAGGCTGGCTTGCCATTATCAACGCTTCGGATAAAGATTTCGATAAGCTGACAGGAGCGATCGATAGCTGCGATGGGACGGCCCTCGATATGGCCGAAACCATGCAGGGCAACCTTATGGGTCAGATCACTATCCTGAAATCACAGCTTCAGGAACTGGCTATCTCGTTCGGAGATGCTCTGATGCCGATGATAAGGAAAGTCGTATCCGCTATCCAGGCGTTTATTGACAGACTGAACAACATGAGCGAAGGGCAGAGGAATGCCATCATCCGTATCGGGATGTTCGTGGCGGCGATAGGTCCGCTTCTTGTGATACTCGGAACCGTTATCTCCAAAGTCGGCATCGCGATACAGGCATTCGCAAAACTCGGCCCGGCGTTCACAAAGGTATCAGGGGTGATGAGCAAGGCAGGCGGCATGACAGGAATACTCGGAAAAGCATTCAGCTTTCTGTTATCGCCTGTAGGACTTGTGATAGCGGCTATTGCAGTCCTCGTGGCTGCGTTCATCCATCTGTGGAAGACGAACGAGAAGTTCAGAAAGACCATGACCGCCATCTGGAACGGCATCAAAAACACCATCGGCAAGTTCGTCTCGGAGATCAAGTCGCGATTCGGGGAACTCGGCATCGACTTCTCAAAAGCCGCATCCACGATGAAGAAGATCTGGGAAGGGTTCTGCAATATTCTTGCCCCGCTGTTTGAAGGGGCATTCAAGGTCATTGCCGTAGTGCTTGAAACGGTGCTTGATGTGATCATCGGCATCCTGGATGTTTTCATCGGGATCTTCACGAGTGACTGGTCAAGAGTGTGGCAGGGCGTGAAACGGATATTCTCTGCTGTCTGGAACGGCATCAAAGGGATCATCACCACTGCCCTTAAGACCATCAAGAATGTGACGAACGTCATTCTCGGGTGGTTCGGCACCAGCTGGAAGAAGATATGGAACGGCATAAAGAATTTCACACAGCGTCTATGGAACGGTATGAAAAGCCTCGCGAGCAAGGTGTTCAGCGGCATAAAGACTGCGATCCTCACTCCGATCCGCGCAGTGAAATCCGGGCTGTCATCCCTGTGGAGCGGCATTAAAAATACAGCGGTATCTGTATGGAACTCCATAAAAACCAGGGCGGGTTCCGTATGGAACGGAATAAAAACGGCGGTCACATCTCCGGTACAGAAGATCAAGTCAGCGCTGTCATCTGCCTGGAGCAGCATAAAGTCCACAGCAAGCAGCGCGTGGTCGAATATCAAGAGCGCAATGACATCGCCGATCACATCCGCAAAGGATACGATCAGCGGCATTCTGAAAAAGGTAAAGGGTTTCTTTCCGCTTTCCATCGGAAAGATATTCACGGGTCTGAAACTGCCGCATATCAGTGTATCCGGCGGCAAGGCTCCGTTCGGCATAGGCGGGAAAGGAAAACTCCCGTCGTTCTCCGTTTCCTGGTATGCCAAGGCGATGGAAAAGGGCATGATCATGAATGTACCGACCATCTTCGGCATGAGCGGAAACACGCTGCTCGGCGGCGGAGAGGCGGGGTCTGAAACCATCGTGGGGACAGAATCCCTGATGAATATGATAACCGCGGCAGTATCCGGCATCGGCGATGATATCGTCAGCGCGCTTCTCAGCACAGGACGAAACCAGAGAACCGGAGATGTGAACATCAATGTCCAGGTCAATGGCGCTGAAAACCCCGAAGAGTGGGGGCGGAGACTTGTGAAGCAGATGAAACTTGAAATGAGGACGGTGTGATATGGCAAAGAAAGCAAGCAAAAAACCGAAAGGGCTGGCGATAGCAAGGAACGGCATGAAATTCGCCTGTTCCTGGAAGAAGGGCGAGTCATACAGCGACAAGCAGCAGTTCGCATATCTGGTCGACCGCGCCGGGAAGTCGGACAAGTGGTCTGCGGCTGTGAACATCGGAAAAGCTGTGACAAGCAGATCCGTATCGCTCTCGCTCTCCAATTACTACCCGCATTCCGGCAAACCTAAGATATCGGAGTTCAAGTTTCGGGTGAGAGGCATATCGGATAAGGAAAAATGGTCAGAATGGGTGAGCAAGGACTTTGACATCCTTGTCCCCGCCAAGCCATCGGTATCGGTCTTGGCCAATGAAAGCAATTACAACCAGTGCACGTTCAGCTGGAGCGTGGACACTTCCAATACGCATAGGATCTTCACAGATGTGGAGTATCAGACCAAGCTCGTCACAAACTACGACTATGGCGGGGACAAGGGC